TCATACAATAGAAGACTCGAATTACTTGAGGGCCTAAGAAGAAACTTACAGAAGATGCAGATGAATCTCAAGCAAGAAAGAACTGTAATGTCTAATCAGAAAAAGTCTGTTTCTCTACTAAAAGAAGTGCCATGCGGTGATTCTTTTCCAACATGTAAGTTTATTGCTGAGAGCCATAAGAATAAGACTTTGTTAAAAGAGCAAAAAGAGCTAGTCAGTAATCTTAAGTCTGAGCTCGACGAGGCAAAAATTAAACTGGAGCAATTAGAAGAAGAGGGATTACGACAAAAGATTGAGGAATATAACGATAACCTTAAGAAGATACAGAACACTAAGATGTCGATCGTAGTAACAAAATCAAAACTAGAAAAAGAGAATAGGGATCTATCTGACAATATTCAAGACATGCAAAGATTATCTGATGAGATTACTGATATGGAACTTAAGTCTGATGAGGAAAAGTCTGTAGTGTTAGCTAATCTTAAGACCAAGTTAAAGTCGATCGATACAGAGGTGAAAGAACATAAGGCGGAAATGTTTTCTCTAGCACAAAAAATCGGAGAATGTCAAGCTAATATTAAACAACTTGAAGGAGAATCGATCGAGTTTGATCGACTGCAAGTTGAGTGGAAAGTATACGACTATTTACTTAAGGCAACGTCTTGGAGAGGTATCCCGGCATATATCATGAAAAAACAGCTGCCTATTATTAACAGTGAAATGTCTAAGATTCTTCAGGACACTTCTGGATTCACAGTCGAATTAGATATCACAGATAAGAAGACTGATATATTTATCAACTACGGTGACAGTCGTCGGCCTATTGAGTGTGCTAGCGGAATGGAAAAGATGGTTTCTTCAATGGCTTTAAGAGTTGCTCTCGGAAATGTATCTAATCTAAACAAATCCGACATGTTTATTGTGGATGAAGGTTTTGGCGCATTGGATCATCAAAACGTAGAGGCTGTAACCTCATTAATGAAAAGATTGAAAGCTTATTATCGACTGATCATGGTTATTTCTCATGTCGACGTGGTAAAGGATTCTGTCGATAATATTATCGATATAACAAAAGTTGGAAAAGAATCAAAGGTCGAGTATGTCTAAAGATATGATTCGCGAAGAAAAAAATGGATTAATTATAATTAGGCCGGCTAATTATATATGCGATGAAAAAGATTGTAGTATCTGCGGATTCGCTTTAAGAGACATGCAGGACGTGCAAGAGCATAGTATGCATGGATGTTGTACAGACTGTTCGTTATATTTTAGACAGCCAAACATAAAAAAATGGGATAAAGGTTGGCGGCCAAGTAGAAAGGAAATAGACAGCATAATTAACAATAGAGAAACAGGAGACTCAAATGTTAAACAATAAACAACTCAGCGTATTAGAAAATATTTTTGAAGCAACTTTTGGTAAAGGTTCTATGAACGACAAGGGACACGCATTGCGTCATAAAACAATGATGTGCCCATCTTCAGGAGATTTAATTTTAGAACTTAGATTAGAAAGAGGGATTAATTTTGCTCCAAATCACGGTCTGACTAAACAGAAGCTAGATTTAGATAAAGAAGCATTTAAAGCAATTGGCGACAAAATTACAAACGCCAAAAAGGAATTTAGGGAGCTAGCAGAGTCTAGCCTAAAAGTCAAGCAGCATGGAAAAGAAGCGTCTGATATAGTGCCATATTCTTTTAATAGAGATTTGGTAAGAGCAAGATACGTTGCAAAAATCATGTACAAGATTGGTGTCTAATGTCGTTAACGCAGAAACAGCGGCAGATTAAAGAGATTATTAAATGTGGAAAAAATCCATCCTACTTTTTTAACAAATACGTGAAGATTCAGCATCCAGTTAAGGGTGCAATTCCTTTTAAAACTTTCGACTTTCAAGATGACTGTGTTGATGCTTTTGAGGAACATCGATTTAATATCGTATTAAAAAGTCGACAGCTGGGTCTTTCCACTATTTCTGCTGCATACTCTGCTTGGCTGGCAATATTTCATAAGGATAAGAATATTCTTATTATTGCTACCAAACTGGCTGTTGCGCAAAACTTTATTAGAAAAGTAAAGTTTGTAATCCAGTCAATGCCTAAATGGTTATTAATCCCACAGATTGTAAATAACAATAAACAGGCTTTAGAATTTTCAAACGGATCAACAATAAAGGCTATTCCGACTTCCGATGACGCAGGCCGTTCAGAGGCTTTAACTCTATTGATTGTTGACGAGGCTGCATTTGTAAGAAACTTTGACACGCTTTGGACTGGTTTGTATCCCACTTTATCTACCGGTGGTCGTGCGATTGTGCTTTCTACCCCAAATGGCGTTGGAGGGCAATATTATGATTTATGGAAGCAGGCTGAAGACGGTGAAAATGTATTTAACCCTATTAAATTAACATGGGATGTACATCCAGAGAGGGATGATGAATGGTTTGAAGAAGAAACCAAAAACATGTCTAAAAAACAAATCGCGCAAGAGCTCCTATGTGACTTTCAAGCCTCGGGTGACACGTTCCTACAGGTAGAGGACATTGAGTATATCAGGGGTTGGATACGTGACCCGATAGAAAAGTGGGGTCCGGATATGGGAGTATGGGTTTGGAATTATCCTTTATCCGAAAAGAAATATGTCATATCAGCTGACGTAGCAAGAGGGGATGGAAACGATTATTCGACATTTCATGTTATTGATACTGAGGCGTCTTCTGTTGTTGCGGAATATAGAGGGAAATTACCACCTGATAGATTCGCACAGATATTGGCCGAGGCTGGAAGAAGATACAATGATGCGCTTTTATGTCCGGAAAATAATTCATATGGCTATGCTGTTATTATGAAACTAGTTGAAATGGATTACAGGAACCTTTATTTTCAAAACGAAAAAGATCTATACTCACATGCTTATGGCGCAAAGGATATAGGGAAAATAGGATTTCAAACAAACGTAAAAACGAGATCTCAGATTTTGACAAAGCTTGAAGAGGTACTTCGCACAAAACAGGTTTCAATTAAGTCAGCCAGGCTGTATTCAGAGATAAAAACGTTTGTTTGGAAAAACGGAAAAGTCCAAGCCCAAAAGGGGCAAAACGACGATTTGATCATGGCATTGGCAATTGGTATTTGGCTTTACGATACTACCCCACAGTTATCTAAGACCGGTACAGACTTGAATAAAGCAATGCTAGCTGCTTTTGGCACTTCTAATACATCGATGTCAAATACGGTCATGAATCCCTTTCCAGACACTACTACAGATGTTAAAGGCACAAAGATAATTACTAACAACAACAAAGAGTATACTAATTTTGATTGGCTTATAAAATAGTCATATATTTATAGTATAAACGAGGAATTAAATGGCTGAAAACAATAACGAAAATCTGTTTAGGCGATTAACTAAATTATTCAGGTCCGGACCTACTGTCAAAAGAAGGGTGAGATCATATGATCCTCAGTCCCAAAATGCTTCATCGGCTGTAGATCTATTTAAGAAAGCCCACTCAGATGTTTATAATTCTACGCTAAGCGCATACGGTACGTTCGACAGAATGGCCAGATATTCAGATTTTTCTGAAATGGAAGCAACTCCAGAAATAGCCTCCGCATTGGATATATACGCGGAAGAAACAGTATCGGAAGACGCAGAGGGAAAGTGTTTACATATTAGATCTGATAACAGAAAAGTTAGAGAGCTACTAAGTACGTTGTTTTATGATACACTGAACATCGATTTTAATCTTGTGATGTGGGTAAGAAATCTATGCAAGTACGGCGACTTTTTTCTGTTCAACGACGTCCACCCGGAGTTTGGAGTAATAAACGCATATCCTATCCCAATTACTGAAATGGAAAGAGAAGAAAACTATGACCCTTCGGATCCATCCGCTGTAAGATTTAGATGGGTGACTCAAGGAAACCAGGTATTGGAAAACTGGCAGGTATCTCATTTTAGACTTTTGGGCAATGATGCATTTCTTCCATACGGATCATCCGTACTAGAATCTGCGCGTCGTATTTGGCGACAGCTTATTCTCATTGAGGATGCAATGCTTGTGTATCGTGTCATGAGATCTCCAGAAAGAAGAGTGTTTTATATCGACGTAGGCAACGTTCCACCTGAAGATGTGCCAAATTACGTTGAACAAGCTAAGTCTGCACTTAAAAGAAGCCCGGTTGTCGACAAATCAAATGGTCAAATGGATTTAAGATATAACCCTATGTCTGTTGATGAAGATTATTTTATTCCAGTCAGAGGTGGGGATTCTGGTACAAAAATCGATTCTTTAGCTGGAGGCTCAAATACATCCGCGATTGAGGATGTCGAATACATACAGAAGAAGTTGTTTGCCGCTCTTAAAATCCCAAAAGCTTATTTAGGATATGATGAAGATGTAGGGGCAAAAGCAACGTTGGCTCAAGAAGATATCAGATTCTCGAGAACAATTCAGAGAATACAAAAAACAATTATTGCTGAGCTTAATAAAATAGCTATGATCCATCTTTACTCCCATGGCTTTGAAGGAGAAGATCTATTAGATTTTAGCCTCTCGTTGTCGAACCCTAGTTCTCTAGCTCAACAACAAAAGCTATCCCTGATTGAACAAAAGTTTAGTATTGCTGCTGCAGCACCTGAAGGCATGGTGTCTCGCACATGGATAAG